GTTAACCGCAATTAATCCTGCCTTGCGGGTGATTGGGTTAACCGCGAGTCCTTACCGATTGGGGCACGGTTTGATAACCGACAAGCCAGCTATCTTCGATGCCTTGATTGAACCCGTATTGATTGAGGAGTTGGTAAAGAATGGCTTTCTATCAATCCTTCGAAGTAAAGCGACCAGAGATAAGCTGGACACAACCGGCGTGAAGAAACGCGGTGGAGATTATATCGAATCCGAACTGCAAAAAGCGGTTAACGTCGATTCGATCAATCAACGTGTTGTTCAAGAGATTATTGACTTGGCGGGTGATCGGAAGTCTTGGCTTGTGTTTTGTGCTGGTGTCGATCATGCGGAGAATGTAAGCCAATGCTTTATCAATGCCGGTATCAGCTCGGCTTGCCTGACTGGCAAGACTTCAAAAGGCGAACGTCAGAGAACCATCGAGCGGTTTAAGCAAGGACATATCAAAGCACTGACCAACGTGTCGGTTCTGACGACCGGTTTCGACTATCCAGACATTGACCTAATCGCAATGCTGCGACCAACTATGTCACCTGGTCTCTATTTGCAGATGGCGGGTCGAGGTCTGCGACCTAAAAGCCATACCGATCATTGCCTAGTCTTGGACTTCGCTGGAGTGGTCGAGCAGCATGGGCCAATTATCGCAATTGAGCCACCTTCCAAGACGGAGGAAGGCACAGGCGAACCAGTGACCAAGCAATGCCCGCAATGCCGGGAGATTGTTTCGGCTCGTCGCAAGGTTTGTGATTGCGGGTTTGAGTTTCCGGAACCTGAAAAGCCAGAAGCAGACCTGCGATTGCGTACCGACGACATCATGGGGATTGAACCGCAAGAGATGGAGGTTACCGATTGGAGTTGGCGAGTGCATACCAGCAGGACAAGCGGAAAAGAGATGCTGGCCGTCACCTATTATTCGGGTATGCTGGGGCCTTCGGTTACGGAGTATTTTCCGGTGACGCATGAGGGGTATGCTGGAGACAAAGCAACCAAAAGTGTTGTGAATATTGCCATGGAATCAGGTGCAAACCCTGATTGGGATTATTTGCAAGACGCGGTTGATTCGCTAAATCAATCAAACCATCCGATATCAATTCGATACAAGATGGATGGGAAATATCATCGGGTGATTAGTAGGAAGTTTAGGCAAATAGCGGAGGCTAACAATGGAAATAAGTGAGTTGATTGGATGCATTAAGTCAGAAATTGAAAGCATGGCAGATTTGCAAAGCAAGATCGAGTTATGCAACGCCATAAAAACAGCGGTTCACGAATCAGGGCCATTTGCAAACGAACCGGTCGATTGCGTCCTTTGGGTGTCGGCAAAAAGCGTTGTGGCAAACGACTACAACCCAAACAAAGTTGCTCCGCCAGAAATGGAACTTCTTGAGGTATCGATTGTGAACGACGGTTACACGCAACCAATAGTCACCTGGCCTAAGTCCGAAGACGAGATGGAAGTGGTAGACGGATTCCATCGGTCGAGGGTTGGAAAGGAATCAGCGTTGGTTGCAAAGCGAGTTCTTGGATTCCTGCCAGTTGTTCAGATTCGAAAAGAGCAGACCGGAAAGAATGATCGAGTCGCTTCTACTATCAGACACAACAGGGCGCGTGGAAAGCATCAAATTGATGCAATGAGTGAGATTGTGCTTGAGCTAAAAAATCGCAATTGGAGCAATGCCAGGATCGCAAAAGAACTCGGAATGGACGAGGACGAGATTCTTCGGCTTTGCCAGATAACAGGACTCGACCATCTGTTTTCTGACAAGGACTTTTCAAGAGCATGGGAAGCATCGGACAGTGTTCACATATTTGATCCACTAACAGATGACGTAAACCCTGATGAAATGCAGGTCAGGACAGTAAACACCAGCGACCCGACAAGAAAATTTCATACTTTTGAAAATTGGGAATGTCACAAAGCTGGATTTTACAACAGCAAAAAAGACGGAATGACATCTGAACAATGTCAGCAAGCGTATGCAGATTTATTTCGTGACGCGAATCGTTTCAAAACGGCATTGGAAAGAGTCATTACAAACTGGCAAAACTCTTGCGAGCATTATCTGACAAACAAGGCAATGAACCGCATCGCCTGGCTGGGACAGGCTGCTGTTTGCATCGACTCCGGTGTCCCTTCTGTATTTTGTTCTGGATGGAGTCTTCTCAGCGCGGAAGAACAAATGACAGCTAATCAAATTGCTTTAGAGTATCTAAACAAGTGGCTTTTCCTGAACGGACTCACGGCTGTTTCAATGGACGAAGCTATATCGCAAGGAAGGCAGGTTGAAATTTACTAATGGCAGCAAAAATACCGCTTGATATATCAGTCCTTGAAGCATCGCGTAAACGTATTTCGCAGTCGTTTGATTTATTTGAAAAGTTGTACATCAGCTTTTCAGGTGGCAAAGACAGTTCGGTGATGTTCCATCTCGTAATGGAAGAAGCAAAAAAGAGGAATCGAAAAGTTGGTGTTCTTATCATTGATTTGGAGGCGCAATACACGGACACGATAAAGCACATTAACGAAATGGTGAGCATGTATCGTGACTTGATTGACCTGCATTGGGTATGTGCCGAACTGCTTTTACGGAACGCGGTTTCAAACTACGAGCCACGCTGGATCTGCTGGGACAGCACACGCAAGTCAGATTGGGTAAGGCCGATGCCTGATATAGCGTCGGACTTGTCTCAGTACGACTTCTACATTCCAAAAATGGAATTCGAAGAATTCATGGTAATTTTTGGAGAGTGGTACTCAAGCGGAACTCCCACAGGGGCGTTTATCGGAATTCGATCTGACGAAAGTTTGCATCGATATCGAGCCATCGTCTCGCGCAAAGATGGGCTAATGAAAAACGATTTGAAGTGGACAACGCTTGTCAGCAATAACTTATGGAACATCTATCCAATTTACGATTGGCGAGTGGAGGACATCTGGATCTTTCACGGTCAGTTTAAGCACTTGCCGTACAATCGCATTTACAACCAAATGACGAAAGCTGGTGTTAAGCTGTCTCAGCAAAGACTTTGCCAACCGTATGGAGACGATCAGAGACGCGGTTTGTGGCTTTATCACATACTGGAACCTGCAACGTGGGCGAAGTTAGTCAATAGAGTAAATGGAGCTAATAGCGGAGCAATGTACATTCAGGAATCCGGGAACATGACCGGATACGACTACATTACAAAACCTGAAGGACACACTTGGAAATCGTTTTGCAATATGTTGCTTCAGACTTTGCCTAAACCGCTATGCGATCATTACAAGGGACGCTTCAAAAAGTTTATTGCAGGATGGAAAGCAAGAGGTTATGAGTTCATTCCAGACCAGGCACCCAGAGAACTTGAATCGAAGTGCTGGGCACCATCGTGGCGACGTATGTGTCGATGCATATTGAGGAATGACTATTGGTGCAAGGGACTAGGCCAATCGCAACCTAAATCAGAAGCGTACCAATCGTTTAAGGAAATAAAGGCAAAGCGGAAAATGGAAAAGGGTCTTCGATAAATGAACGACGCAAGGATGCCAGATAACACGCTACTCAATGCCGCACTCCGCTACGCCTCATGGGGTTGGTATGTTCTGCCGGTAGTACCGGACTCCAAGTTGCCAGCGTGTCAGCATGGGGTTAATGATGCGACTAACAATCCCGAACAGATTCGAAAATGGTGGGAGGCAAGTCCGAACTGTAATATCGGGATTGCGGCCGGCCGGAAGTCGGGAATCGTTGTTTTCGATATCGACCCTCGCAACGGAGGCAACGATAGCTGGCTGGATTGGTGTATAGAACATGGCGAGCCACCAGAAGGACAGCAGCAATTGACGGCAGGAGGTGGTCAACATTTCATCGCCAACTATATCGACGGGCTGAAGTCCTGCAAATTGGGTGCTGGGATCGATGTTTTGTCGGATGGTCGATACTTCCTGGCATCCCCTTCCACAATCGATGGTCGAACCTACCAGTGGGAGCTTTCGAGCGATCCGGCGGATGGTGCAAGACCATTCGAGATCCCGCCAGCGTGGATTGCCGGGATGCAAACCATCGTTAAGCATCGGATTGAAAGAGCCAAAACGGAGTTAATTAAGGGAAACCGGAACGAAGGGCTAACCTCTGTCGGAGGTTCTATGCGGTCCATCGGACTCAACGAGGACGAAATCCTGCATTTCATCAGGGTTTACGTCATCTGTTAGTGGATCAAATATGTGAACACTGTCCGATGCTTCCCATGCTCTTGAAAAGTCCTTGTCAGAAAACAGATGGTCG